ATGGTCGCGGCTGGCCTGGTTGATGAGAACCGATTCAGTTACGCGCTGAACTCCCTGGGATTCGACATGCTGAAAGAGGTGAAGTCAGAGCAGAACTTAAAACAGGCGGCGGCAGACTTCGGTGTGCATCCTAAGAAAGAACTGTACAAGCTCCCTGCCATGTTCGTCGGCGAGTACGGGGAGCAAGACGCGGCACTTACACTCAAGCTGTGGCATCATCTACAGATACTTTTACGCCAGGAAGAAGTGGAATCCATATTCCAGCTTGAGTCTAAACTGTTGCCTGCACTGGTCGGCGTTACCTATCGAGGCATTCGTTTTGATTCCAAAAACGCAGAGAAAATGATTCGTGATTTAAAGATCAAGGAAAATGAATTAATTAAAGGTATCCGAAAGGAGTCGGGTGTCCCTGTTGATATCTGGGCGGCGGCGTCGATTGCAAAAGCCTTCAATGCACTTGGCGTAAAGTATCCGACGACAGAGAAAGGACAACCCAGCTTCACCAAGACCTTCCTGGAAGGATGTGATCACAACGTCGCGCGCATGATTGTCGAAGCTCGTGAGGTCAATAAAACTCACAACACTTTCTTACAGCCTTATCTGGATTTCGCAGAGGCCGATGGGCGCATTCATCCACACATCAATCAACTGCGAGGCGCCGACGGTGGCACGGTCACAGGACGACTGTCCATGGCCCAGCCCAACTTGCAACAGGTGCCAGCCAGGCACCCGGTCATTGGTCCAATGGTACGTAGTCTTTTCCTTCCGGAAGAAGGTGAGCTCTGGGCGGCGAATGACTTCTCTTCCCAGGAACCACGGCTCACGGTCCATTACGCCACGATGTTAAAACTTGAGAGTGCGATGAAATTAGCCGAAGCATACAACCAGGATCCAGACACTGACTTCCATCAGATGGTGGCTGACATGGCAGGAATCTCTCGCAAGCAAGCGAAGACAATCGGGCTGGGCCTGATGTACGGCATGGGCAAGAACAAGCTGGCGAATCAGCTTGACGTGTCTGTCGATGAGGCCGGTGAACTCATGCAGAACTTCCACAGGAAGGTGCCGTTCCTGCGCGGAACAATCGACGCGGTGCAAAAGCGCATAGAATATCCGGCGTCGGGTGGATCAATCCGTACCCTCCTGGGACGCAAGTGTCGGTTCCCCTTGTGGGAGCCCGCCGAGTGGGGAATTAATAAAGCACTGCCCTACGAGGAAGCCTACGCGAAGTACGGCTCAAGGATCAGGCGCGCCATGACCTATAAGGGACTGAATCGTTTAATCCAGGGAAGCGCGGCGGACATGACAAAGGCCGCCATGCTGGCGCTTGAGGATGCAGGCTTCAAGGTCATGCTCCAGGTGCATGATGAAATTGCTTTGAGCGTGAAGTCGCGTGAAGAAGCAGAAGAGGCCGCGTTGCTCATGCGAGACGCGGTTAAGTTGGAAGTCCCTTTGCGGGTCGATGTTGAGATCGGCGAGTCTTGGGGCAAAGCTAAATAGAGAAAGGAGAGACGATGGAAAAAAAGAAATACATTGTGCCACATCGAAGAAAAAGAAAATGGGCGTCGATGTCCATACGAGCGGAGCATTACATGATGCTCAAAGAGCTGGATCGTTTTTATAAGGGCGACACACCTGTCACCAAAATTGTCGGCACGCTGATCGTGAAAGAATTTTTGCGAGTGCTCGAGGAACTTGATCCAGAAAAAGCCAAAGATCTACGAGAGGCGTATAAAGATGAAAGGCACATTGACCACATCCTTGACTTACCCGATTGAGGTGAGTTACGAATTGCTTCCTGCCGAGCATGGCTTGCCAGAACAGATTGATGTGACAGATGTCACAATTATGGTAGTCGGAAAAACGGGAAGGAAAAGAAAAGTTAGTTTGTTGAACTCACTGGGTGAGTCAGAAATATTTTTACTTGAAGATGAGATTCAGGAGAAAGAAGAATGGTGATAAAAAAAATAAAAACAGATTGGTACCAGGTTACCATCAAGTCAAAGAAAAAAACTTACACTGGCTTTGCGTACACAGTGACGCAGGCAAAAGCAAAAGCAAAAGAACTTTTAAGGACGGTATGGAATGAACATTCTGAAAAGACTGAAAGCCAAAATTCTGAAACAGACACCGATGAACGAAGAGGAGATGTTGTCAGCCTACATGAAGGCGACGGCGCGGGGGGTGAAACCAACGCCACTGTTCGTGCGAGACTTCATTCGAATCGTGGAAGGGCACCATGGCATCGGCGGTAAAAAAGAGGTAGCCTTTATAGATGATGAACAGAACAATCGAGAAATTTGAACAAGACGCTACCTCCCTGCATGACGCCATCCAGGACGTCATCAATAGCGCGGTGAATGCCGGTGACGCCTGCGACGCCGAGATTCTTGCCGCCCTGTCTGTACTCCTGGTCAAGGCCAGCCTACGGGCTGGCATGTCCCTGGATGATTTTCTTGAAGGAATTGAGCTAAATTATCACGTGGCTACCTGCGGGGAGACCGTTTTGTTTGACATAAGTCATTGATTTATATGTGTTATAAATAAATAGAAAAAAATATCAAAAAGTAGTTGTTTTATTTGGTGAACCTGATATTATTCGTTTGTAAGTTAATTTAATCAGAAAGGAGAAATACATGAACTACGAAGCTAAAGCTAAAGAGCTGGTCAGCTCGATTGAAAAAATTGAATGCCGATATTACAAAGGAAATTATCCGGTGATTGCAATTATTGACGGCGAGGAGGTTGTTCTCAGGAAAGGAGGCAACAGACCTTGTGGAATGGTTCAGTTGTACGATGGCCCCGTTAATGGCAACGCCAGGGGGCAAGGAATGCTCGAGCTTTTCAAGTTCGCCAAGTCAGTTGATAGTGTCTTCAAAGAAAGTCACTTGAAGTCATTTAAAGTTGAGATTATCGAAGACTAGATTAATAATTAACCAGGCACAGGGACGTGCCGCTCAGAAAGGAGAAAGACATGGCACAGTTAAGACACGAAGGTAAAGTAGTTGCGGTAGAGCGCGATGGGTTTCGCACCCAGGTGCGCGGCTCCAACTGCCAGGAGTATGAGCTCTATTTGGACCTGGCGGATGATGGAAAAGGTAATGATTTCACTACCGGCAAGCCATTAAAAACTTACGAAGAGTGGTTAAACTCTTAATCAAGGCGCAGGGACGCGCCGTTCTTTGAGTAGAAAAAAATAGAAAAAAATAGTTGTATTTTTCTGGTGGTTTGATATTATTAGTTTGTAGTTTGAATTTAACGAGAAAGGAGAAAAAAAATGAAAACTTTTAACACCGCAAAAACCCAAAACACCAAAACTTATCTTTGGGACTCTAACAAAGAGGTATTTGGGCCTTACTCCTCATCACCGCAGTTCAGCTTCTTCCCTGACATCAAGATTATTGTTGATGCACACCTGACAGCGCAACAGCTTGACGTTATCTTTAGCGATATTTTGTAAACAAACAGGCACAGGGACGTGCCGCTCATACAGGAGAAAGATATGACAACTGAATACCAAGTTACTTATTACACTGAACAGGCTCCGGCCTTTGGCCTTGATATGTTCGACGACGTGTTAGAGGCGATGACCTATGCCCTCACTCTGATCGAAGACAAAAAGGATAAAATCAAGGTCACGCTGATCGAAGACACCGCGCCCGTCAGGGTGATCTGGGAATCGCCCCAGCAATTCATGAACGTGAGCACAGGTCAGGTGAACACCTATGATGGCTGGGAGTACCGCGATGAGCGAACCGGAAAGACCAGGAACGCCGTTGATGACGAGCAGGTTGTTCCAGTAGTGCGAAACGACAGCGGGGAGTGGATCGAGGAATAAGCGATTTATAAAGTAGAAAAAAATATCAAAAAATAGTTGTATTTATTTGTGGTTTTGATATTATTTATATGTAGTTTGAATTTAGCGAAAAATCAGAAAGGAGAAAGACATGTTTAACGAGAAAGATTTTGTCGATTATTGCTTCGACTTTTATGGCGAAGAAAAAGGTATTTATCCCATGCTAGGGGTTGATAAAAAAGCGATTACCCTGGCGATGAAACTGTTGCCAGTTTACTACCCCGATTGCCCCGTTGACTATGACAGCGTTGATCGAGAGCACGTCAGGAGCATCCTGTCCTATGTCGCAGGGTATAAATTTAAAAAAGAAAAAAAAGAATTAGTTGCTTAATCAATCAGAAAGGAGAAAGACATGGCATTTGCACCGAGTTCAGAATATCCCATCGCCGACGGCGGTTGCTTTCGGGAAAAAAGCGGCGGCAAGATTTTCGAGTTTGATATGCGGTCAGATAACCCTGAGTTCCCCAGCCGGGTCTGGGTTGCCGATGAGTGCAACATTATCCCCGGCCTGGAATCTGGCTGGCGGTATGCAAAGGTCAAAAAGACTGTTGCCTACTTGATCGTCGATGAGGACGAGTACGGCAAGCCTGTCGTTGAAAAGTGGGCAATCAAAGGCAGGGAGGACTATTCCCCATGGGAAATCCAGCATAAATTAAAGATAAATAAGTTAATTCAATCAGAACAGAAATAGAAAAAAATATCAAAAAATAGTTGTATTTATTTGTAGTTTTGGTATTATTAGTTCGTAAGTTAATTCAATCAGAAAGGAGAAAGAAATGAGAATGACTAGAGAATTTTACGTTCCAACGCTTTTTAAGAAAAAGATTGACGTTCCCAACTCAAGCCTGGTGATTTACATAATCAGTGATACCAGCGCCATGGGTTTCAGCGGCAAGAGAGCAAAGTACGACTTCTACTACAATTTCAAGAGCGCAGAAAGGATGAAGGAATTCCTTGCCCAGTGGATCGATAAATATTTCAAGAGGGAAAAATATAACAAAGAGCTGAAGGCCAAAAAGAAAGCGGCTATCGAAGAGAAAGCAAAAAGCATCAAGGTTGGTGACATCTACTACACTAGCTGGGGTTATGACCAGACCAACATAGACTTTTACAAGGTCCTGGACGTCAGGGGCAAAAAAGCGACTCTGGTCAAGGTTGGTAAGAATAGAGTAGAGGGAGAAAAGTCATACGACTTCGTAGTCCCTGCTCCTGATGCTGAAGGCAGTGAGCCCTTCAACAAAATGGTTGGTGAGTACGGTTTTAAAATTAAAGACTACGCTTATGCCACTGCCTGGGACGGCACACCAAAAATAGAAACTGCGCTGGGTTGGGGGCACTAAGATATGAGCGACACAGTAAAAATAATACTAGGCGGGATTGCGGGGGTGCTCATCACCCCCCTGGTCTTTTTAATTATTTCAATTGCCATGGCTATTTTTTAAGGGAGAAAGTAATGGGACGTGATCCAGTTGATGTTGCTGAACTGCAACGTGATTATGAAGAAACCTATGGCCCCTCGCATGAGCGGCTCGAGGAAAAATTAAACCATGAGGCCAACGAGGCCGACATGCGATACGGAGACGATGATGATTATTGAAAATTCAATACCACTGCCAGAGTCCACGCGACAGCGAAAGTATCCTTTCGTGGACATGGAGCCAGGCGACTCTGCCTACTTCGAAGAAAAGTTAGGCGGCAAAGCATACAAGGCGGCGAAGGCCGTCGGTGATCGTTATAATCGCGAGTACATCGCACGAAAAGAAAACGGAGGGATCAGGGTATGGAGGAAAGCATGAATGAAAGCCTGCGCAAGCATAAAGCCGAACTGCGTTCCATGGCGTTGACCCACTGCGGTGATATGTTTTACGCGGACAAGGTGAAGATCCTGAGCGCAATGCGTGAAGTACACACAGACACCCAGGCTTGCCTGAATACTATTTTTGAAGTGGTAAAAAGAGCCAGGGTTGATACAGTCGATTTAATCTTGCCTGAAGTCCAGGAGGCCGAATGATTACTGACTCAATTGAAAAGATTCCTTGTACCTGCGGAAATGAGCAAGAAGAAGTAATTAACGCCCAAAAAAATATACGCGTTGGTTGGTGGTGCCCTAAGTGCAACGGGTTCACGAAAGCAATTGGCAGAGAACGTGTATGGATTGCACAACGCGACAGTAATTGTCATGATGCCACTCATGAAAGTGGTAAGAAGGCGATGTCGTGAATGCAGAGAGCTCAAGCACCTGTCCGAATTTGACACGGGCAGGGGCGGAGTGGTTTGCGCTGTATGCTATTCCGTCAAGCGACGGCTGGCCTCGTCCCAAGGACCAGCGCCTTACATCCGTCGGTTGTACGCGCAATTGAAGTACACTCACACCAACAGAAAGAAGAACAGGGGACATTCGAAGGCAGAGTTTAATATTGTGATCGAGGATCTTTTTGCGCTATGGGAAAAACAGGAAGGGCGTTGTGCGATATCTGGCATTGCCCTGACTTATCATCGAGACGGTTCAGGAAAAAAAGAATTCAATGCCAGCGTTGACAGAATAATTCCTCATGACCCATACAACAAAAATAATATTCAACTGGTCGCGCACCGCGTGAACATTATGAAACATGAGCTGACAGAAGATCTATTTTTTTGGTGGGTTAAGACTATTCACGATAATTTGAAAGCTAAGGCTGACGAACACGAGTGAGACATCTAATGATATCGTCGATTATGTGCATGGCTCTTGCCATTTACCACGAGGCACGCGGTGAACCTGTAGAGGGTCAGCATGCAGTTGGGCACGTCATCTTAAATCGAGTTGCCAGTGTTGACTACCCGTCAACAGTTTGCGACGTGGTCAAACA